CTGGATAAGTTAAATACCTATTTAAAGTGGTTAAATTCTCATTTTTACCAAATGTATTTCTTTTGAACATTATTGCTGGTATTTGAATTTTACCTTGATAATCTCTTAAAAATCCATCAACTTTTCCGGCTTTCCATCTTTCAGGATTACCGTATAAAATTGGCACTTTAACGTTTTGACCAGCATCTACAACCGTTGGATTGATTACATCTTGTAGATATTCTAGTATAGCAGTATCAATATCCAACAATGTAATTGTTTTATTTTTTCTTGGATCTTGATCTCTTCTAGTATCTAATGCAGGATTTACAACATTGGCAGATATTGGATTAATCTGCGTTTTATCAGTGTAATTAGGTACTGGATTGTTTTTATTTCCTGTCCACATAAATTAAAATTGTCTATCAACCAAGTTGATTTGGCTGAGTCTGCTATAGTGAGTATTGCAAATTATACTGTGTGATTTATTTGCTTGACCACCCAAGAATTGTTCTTGTACAACGTTGTTTACTTCATGATAACGGTCATTGAATAAGATAAAATCTCCAACTTCTGGATAGAAATTTGCATCTTTCAATGCCAATTCTCTGAACTTAAATACAACACTTTGATCTCTATCAGGACCAAATCCTTCATCATTTGTTGTAATATCTGCTCTATCAATAAGAGCAGTCAATTCAACGCCAGGAAAAAATGATTTGCCTTCAGTTGGTGCAGCTTCACCATACATATTTACTCTGGTTTCTGCAGCACAAATCTTGAAACAAACAACATATGTTTCAATGATATCACGCAATAGTTCAGCATTAATTTGATTAACAAAATTAATGTCTCTTTGACTAAAATATCTTCCAAATAATGGCATATTGTTATCCGATATAAATCAGGAGTGGAACAGTCTTCATGATTGATGTCATTTTTTCTGTTTCATCTGCTTTAGCTTCCATCTGAGATTTACGACTAGTAGCTTCAAGATTTTCTCTTAATTGAGCTATTAGTGCTTCTTTTTCAGTAGATGCTTCACTTCTTAATTCAGCGCCATCCAATGTAACTTCACCACCAGGAATAGGAACTGTGCTATATTTTTGTCTAATTGCACCAAGTAATTCTTTACACAATGCTAAATAATATTTCTTTACCCATTGTTTACCCACTGCGTTTAATTTAAAGTAAGTTACATTTTGATATGGAACATTGCTATAATCACTAACCACATCATAATTGCTTCCACTGCTAAATGTTGATGCGTTACTTAATTTATCTTTTTCAACAACATATTCAATGTGAATTTTGTGATCATGTGTTGGAATTGGAAATATCTTTAATTTGTTATTTGCCACTTCAAAACTATAAGCACTCTTACGAACCATATCATTAAATTCAATTGCTTGACCTCTCAACAAATCTTCAAAGATTGGAGTCATCAAGAATTGTGTAGCAGGACTATATCCGGCAAATCCCATTTCATTTAGTACGTTGCTGTAACTCATACCAGTCATACTAAATGGATCATAAATACGTGCAAATGCTGGAGGAGGATAGTGAAATACTCTTCTAATTTCAACTCTACTTCCACTTTCAATGTCCTCTCCAATTATTTTTTGTAAATCATAAGTTTGTACACTTGCACTTAATTGTACTGGTGCTTTTTTGATTTCAACATATCCACCTACACCAACTTCACTGCCATATCCTTTTGATAATTGAATTATATAAGGCAATCCTGTACCAGTAACGTTTTTGCCAGTAATATTAGGATTATCAGCGGTACTTAATCCTTGTAAATTCAACAAATTGTTTCTAATATTAAATTGATTTACTTGAGCACCATATTCATTTACTGCTTCTTCAAAACATGCATAAAAATTAACGTCAATCATTTCAATATCAATGATTGGATATCCTAATCTCTTTGCAGCCCATTCCGCACTCTTTTCACAGTCATATTCAAAATAACCAACGCTTGCTGTTAAACTAGCAGGTGTAGGTTCATCTAAATAAAAACCAAATGGTATACTGCCTGTGTTTACAGCACTACCACTTCCTGGCCATCTTACTCTATCTTGATCTAAATTAGCACTCATTGATTATAAATATTAAATCAATTAAGTTTATTACGTTTTATAACGTCAATTATTTAACAAACATTAAATACTGCCAAGTTCCACCATAATTTACATTTCCGGTAGTTTGTGTAAAATTACCACTACCATCAATTGCATTATCAGTTCTACCCCATGGACCTGAATAATACCATAATGTAGCATTATTAACATAGGTAGTACTCATACCACCCGCATATCCTCCATATCCAGCAAATCCACAGCAATCTCTCATAAAAAATATAGTATTTGATGTACCAGTTGAATAAAATCCTACAACGTTTTGCATGCCTGGATATGAGGTTGTATTATACACACTTAAATCATAAGCAATGGTACTATTTGTATAACTTTGAAGAGTATCACTAGTTGTAAATGTGGTATAATTTATACCTGCAATTTTATATTTGAATGGTCCCCAACTATTATTATATTGATTGCCTCTATTTCCAAATAAAATATTAGTGAATGTAGCAGATGTACCGGCATATGTTTGTATCCATCCTAGATTATAAGCATCAGTAAATGTATTTACTGTACTTCTAGCTGCAGCATTCCATCCCCAACTTGGAGTGTTAGCGGCATTTGGATGACTTCTGGCTATAAGTGTCCAACCGCCACCATCAGTTGTCATATCTGCATATATCAGCGTTCTTCTGCCATTTTTATTGCCGTCTGGATATACAAGATAATATCCGTCTTTACCCCTAGTTTCAGGATAATTATTATACAAATCTAATGCATGTTTTGCATTTACATAACTGACTCCATGTGATAATCCCATATGTTTTATAATCCAAATCTTGATTTTGTTGCGTTATAATTTTGTAAAACTTCAGTTGCAGTTAATTCTCTATTATACATAATTGTACTTGCAATTCTACCAGCATACAATCTAGTAGCATCTAGAAAAAATCCTTTTCCTAAAATAACATTATTCATAGTACCTACAAAACCCGTGGGAGTTCCGTTTGAAGTTCTGCTAAAGGCGGTTGATAATCCATTATAATATGTCGTTGATGTGTTGCTACTAGAATTATATGTTATTCCTATACAATACCAATTGTTAGCATTAAAACCTGTGTTCAAAACTGTATGTGAGTAAAAAGAGTTGTTATCATTCGTTGTATTAGAATATATCCATGTTAATTGCGCTGAACTATTCATTTCTAATCTTGGACCTATATTTCCAGTAGTTGCATTATAGTTAAAATTACAATCCAAAACGTTTCTGAAATTAATAACACTTGTAGGATAACACCAAACTAAAACTGTAAAACTAGTTATAGTACCAATGTTTCCTACATTGACAAAATCATCAGTAGAATCAAATACAATACTACCTCCATTTGCACCATTAAATGTAGGACCATTGGTTAATGTGCCATTATAATTATTTCCACTTAAATCTGACCATGTAGTACCTGTGCCTGAATAACTTTTTCTATTAGCCGCATCCAAACATAAAACTAATCCTGATGTAACAATTGCTGGTGAATATCTTGTAGCCATAACAATATATATTAATTACCACAATTTGCACATGGTAATTGTTGTTCACTTATTAAGTATAATTCTCTATCACCTTCTGATACTTCTACTCTACATTCACCCAAACCAGATGAATACATACTAAAAATATAATCAATTGCAACTTGAGTAACCAAATTATTTTGTGGAAATGGATAATTTCTATGCATAGTATCCACCCAAAAACCGTCTCTGTTTCTTGTCATTATTAACTCTTTGTACATAAACTTATTTAGCCCAAACTATCAATTTATTTGCTCTATCAGTTGGACATGCACAACAATGATTGTATGCAGGAGCACCTTCACAACCAGCAAACCAACTTCTTACACAACTTTGTTCATAATAATTACTCCATCCACCTACAAAACCACTACATCCACCGTTTGAACTTGTTATCCATGTGGCAGGATAGTTAGCTTCATTACCGTCTCTTCTTTTGAAATACCCATTTGTAAATGTATAAGCATCACTTGACCACAGTGAAGGATCTAAAAACAAATTATACATTGTATCTGAATTATTCAAAGATCCAGATGCCCATACACTACCATCTGCTTCTGATATATGCCACCATTGAGTTCTTGTTTCTTTGGTACCTGAATTTAAAAATCTTCTAATATCTGCATCTGAAAATTTATTCATTGCCGTATCATTTTCAGTGGGTATTGATCCGGCAGTTGCAGAAACTGCCGTATTTACATAAGGACTTGTGCCTCTAAATACAGTAAATACACAAAACCATGCAGAGTTAGCATCATTTTTTATATCAGCCCACACCCTTGTAACTTCAGTGTTATACCCCCCCAATCTAACGCCAACATATCCGTTTTGATTAAACCCATTTGAAGTGGCTTTAACCCTTTGTTTTAAATCATCTCCACTAATTGCTGATGGTCCTGCTGCTGCTCCCATAATATAATAAATATTATTATAATTTAGTTATTTTAACTTTTAAATCACTATTTCCTTTTATAACTCTGTGCCAAACTTCTTTTGGTATAAAGATTTTGCCGGTCAT